CTTGTATTCACGGTTTACAGTGATGTCTCTCTGGAAGCCCCATACACGGTTCTGAGGGAATGTTAAATCAACATAACCTGCAGGGTAGTAAGGAACCTCAAGAACATCTACACCAAGTACACGAGTTGTACGTGCATTACCTAGTGTCTGTGCTCCACCATCAAGGAATTCTTGACGATTTGCTTGTGTGCTACCAACACGATCAGCGAATGCTGATGAGATGGCGTCTGCAAGTGTACCATTGTTACGAACGATACCAGCAAAAGCATCAGTACCTGCGTAGAACTTAAGGTTTGACTTAAGTGCACGATACTTGCGTGGCATTGCTAGAAGCAAGCCCTGCATTACTGATGTAGTGTAGTTGTTATCTGCAACAGTTGCTGCATACTCGTGTGCGTCGTTTCCGACTGTTCCACGGGTCTGCTTAACGAATCCTGCCATAATTGAAAGGAATGCGTCTGAGCCTGTTCCAAGACCGTTGATAGCAAGATCTTCAATATCATTTGCGAAAGCATTGGTCATCAAGCGAACTAGATGATCTTCAAGTGCTCCACCCTCAATATTGTCTTCAAGTGCTTCAGTTGATACTTCCCAATCAAGACGAATCTTTTTGGTTGTTAATTCAACTTTTGAGAATGTTGCACCGATGTTTGTATAATCTGGTGCGCCTTGAGCAGCAGCACGAATTACACGTTCACCAACGTTTACCTTCTCAATTTCCATGGTGTTTGCTCTCATGGTGACACGACGGCCATCTTTAGCGAGGACAGTTGCATCCCATACGTAGTCAATAAAACGACGTGCTTGCTCTGGTGCTAAAATACCACCTGCAACACCTGTTGGGTTTACTGCATTTGCTCCAGTTGTTGAACCGAATGCTGCAGTAGCAGTGTTACCAAGTTGCGCTCCTACAGATGATCCTGCAGAGTTTAAACCAGTAGCACTACCTACATCTCCAGATACGAAAGAGCCTGCTGAGTTAATTTCAGCGCCTGCGCTTGCTCCTGGATAGTTTTTTTCTAGGTCTTTATTTTGTTCCGACATTATTTTTCACCTCCTAGTGATTTTACCTTAGTTAAATAGGTCGGTTGATGTGAGGAAACGACCGCCCCATAGGGATTTTTGAACCACTTGTGGTGATTCCTGTACGATCTCGCCTAGATCGCCAGACTTGCGGAAAGCAGTGTCTTGTTCTACAAGATCTACTCGCTTGCCAAACTCGTTAAAGTTATTCTTGATACCGTTAACATCTGATGTTACTGCATCAAGAGATTTTGTTACTGCTGTTACCTTCTCATTAAGAGATTTGATAGTTGCAGCAAGATCGCCAAAGGCATTAGTAAGAGAAGTATTAATTTCTGAAACTGCCTTGGCAACTTCTTCTTTAACATCTGCAATAGATTTTTCCACTACATTCTCTACTTCAACTGCTGCTTTTGCAGCAGAAGATTCTGCACCACCATCATCTGATTTAGCAACAGCAAGTTCTTCAACTACTGGTGCTTCTTCAGCGACTGCAGGAGTTTCTGCTGTTTCTGCAACAACCTCTGTTGTTACATCTGCTGCTACTTCTGCTGGCTGTGCCTCTGGAGCAATCTCTGCATTTTCAACTGCAGTTTCTACAACTGCTTCTGTTGATTCTGTCATTTGATTTACCTCCTTAGTAATCTTAATTGTATTAATGCCTTTAGCACTATCAACTAAGAATTTTATCATTTCTGCATTATCTTTATCATTCTTTTCTATAAAGCCAATGTTTTGCATCTTGTTTCCAGTTACTGGGCTTGTTACTGAGTCAGAATCTGAAACCATAACAATACCGTTTTCTGAATCCCAAAATACGTTTTCAATTTCTGTTTTTGATAAATATCCATCTACTACGTTTTGTCCATTTACCTTTTCAATAGATAAAATATTTGCAAACTGGTTTGCTGGATTATCTACAAGAGATAATTCATGCAATTCATATGTTTTGATTACACGAATTGTTTTGTCAATTTTTTCATCATAAGCATCATCCCAAGTCTTTATATTGCCACCAATTGAAAATCCAGTGTATGTTCCATCTAAAACTTTTTCCCAAGCATCTTGTGCACCTTTAGAAACATACGCAGATACGTAAACTCCACTATAAAACTTTTTGTCGTTTGGATCAAAATACTTGTCTTCTTTAAAAGAAACAATCTTTCCTACAGCGCTTGGCTGATGCATTTCACGAAGGTTGCCACGGAAGTTTTTAAAAGCCTCTATACTAGATTCTGTTGTAACTATGTCGCCTTGACGATCAACATTGTCAAGCGTAGCAAAGCCAGACACCATACGGCGTTCAACATCCACTTTTCCAATGGGCATTGAAAGGCGAACATTGTTGCCTTTAGTTTCCCAATGAGCCTTGTTTATTAACATAACGTTATAATTATAGCACTGCTTTATACAGTTTTCTCAACTATTGAGACGATCTGCCTTCACCCTGGGGATTGCGTCCAGATATTGTAGTTGGTGAATCAGAATTATTATTTGTTCTTTCTGAATCTCTTTGGCGAGTACCTGCCAGATTTGCTCTAGAGTCAGTTGCTTGTCTTGGCGACATAACAAAAGGATCATCCCCATCTGCTCTTTGTGGCAAGTCTAATTTTTCACGAGCCTCATTTGGAGTCATAACCTGAGTCTTAACATAACGCTCAATAATCTGAGATTGAGCAATTTCATCAGTAAGGGTAAGTTCATTAAATTTAAGTTCAAGGATATCCGTTTTTTCCTTAATAATTTTATTAACTACTTTTTCAAGATGTTTTTGTGCTGGTCTAGCCACCTGCTCTTTAAATGTACGATCTTGTGAAAGTGCTGCTGCAATGCCTGAATCAGCACCGCCAAGTTTAGAAATTGGAACCTGATGTGCAATTAAAATATCATCACGGTTTTGTTTACGATACTCTTTAAATGAGCCATCTTGAATACCGTTTTCAATTGGCTCCATTTTAAATTCAACCTTATTACCATCTGTATCTCCAGGAAGCGGAATATAGAGTGTTCTATGAGACTGAGCCTTAAGACCAGTTTGTAAAAATCTAAACATTTTATCTTCAGCATCGCCAGATAGTTTTGCACCCTTTAGTGTTACTACGTATCTTGGAACTGCCTTGTTTTCAAAGTAGTCAATATTATATTGAGACGCTAATTGGTCTCCAATTAGAGATGGCATTGCTGCAACAATATCTGGAATTCCATAAAATGTATTTAAAGGAGAATATTCTTTAAGATGGATAATCTCATTTGGCCTTGGGTCTGTTCCCATAGGATTTGCATTTTTTGCCCCAAAGTTTCTAAAATAAACTACTTTTTGGCCAATAATTTGGATAAAGCCATCACGCAAACGACGTACACGAACAGTAGTTGCTGGAATATGTCCAACGTATCCAATATCTCCAGCCACTGTTCTTCCTACTTCAATAAAACCATTGCCAGTTGCTTGAAGATCTGTATAAACCTTTTCCATGGTTTTTGTAAAACTGTCATCATCATTTAAACTTTCTAGCCAGTCACGCAACTGTATTTTTGCTCTTTCAATGCGATTACGAGCACGTTCTACCGCTGCCTGATCTTCGTTCATTTCAAACCTTAACATTGTTCTATCTGAAATATCAAAGCGATATCCAAGACCAACAACGTTTTCTACTTTAGCATCAATAGCAGCATGGTTGGCAAATGATGTATCGTAGAAGTTAGCCAACTCATACATGTTGTATGGTGGAGTAATTACATCAAATAGTCCGTAGCCATTTCTGTATACCGTCCCAGGATTAATCTGTTTTGAACTTGCATCTACTCCAGATGGTGTAACATTTGCTGCATTTAAATATGCTTGGTTTGTTTCTGGACTAATGTATTTTGATAGATTCCGAGTTGTTCTACGACGAAAGTTTTGATCTAGTCCAGAATAATCTTTTAAATCATCCCAACTTTTATTAAATGGATCTTGATGCTTAAAAGGGTTTTCTTCTTTGTTTTGTGTATTAAGGCCTACCCGAATGTATTCCTGTTCATCACTCATTTATAGCATCCTTTCCATATTTATCTAATGTCTGTTGTGCTGCATGCCAAGCACCCAAATCATTCATTGAAGGAATTAGTCCTTCTTTCATTCTTTCTTTTTGTTCAGAATACTCTTCTTCGCTAATTCTTGTGAGTCCAGGAACAAAAACTGCCTTACCTTCACCATCATCTCCATAATGCATGGCTGCTTTTCTTAATTCTGCAATCTTAGACAGGTCACCACGATCTGAGGGAATGTTCAAAATTGATCCAGTGTCGTCTGTAAACCACTTTCCATTAGACTTCTTATATACGTAAAGTCCCCAATCGTAATGCTTATCTATTACCTTGCGACGAACATTTTGTACATAAGGCTTACCAGTTTTTGGGTTAATTAATGATTCCATAACCACAAGTATATCAGATTATACTGGTGTGGCGACAGTACTTGACCATTCTACTTCTGAGTATATTTTTAATTTTTCAGGCTGATAAATTAGCCCTTCTCCGTCATCAACTATAATTTTATTCGTTCCTATGTATGTTTTATAAATATCTAATGGACTAATTCCATAAAACTCCGATGATCCTATAACTAGCATGCCATCCCAAGTAAAGTTATTACCCCAGAATTGCCAATCAAAGGTTGCAATGCCATCTGTTAAAACCTTATACCATGGTCTAAGGGTCCTACTTTCAACCTCTTGCAAACTATTTGCTTGATAATATGCAATATTATTAAACAGTGCTGGACCTGTAATATTTATACTACCCAAATATGAGTTATATATCAGAGATGCTAAAAATGAAACACCAACAGACGACCATTCTTTAAGCGATAACACTGGCTCTCTTACCAAGTTACCATTTAAATAAAACGCAACTCCGTTATATTCAACTCCATTTTCATTTAAAACAAATATTTTTCCTCTATTTAGGCTATCGCTATTGGCTTGGATGTAAAACTTTAATGTGCCATCCTTATGATTAATTTCAAATATTTCTGTTGCTGTTTCTGGAAAAGTATCTTGATCATATCTTAGCCAAAGTTGCATAGCACTTACCTTATAGGATGTTGCAAGTTCTTTGTTGATCGGAAGAGAAAGTCCACGATTTTCTAAAACATTAAGTTCTCCACGTACCTCTACTCCAGATGTTTTGGTTAAATATAAATATGGTGTGCTTTCTTTATATATGCTAAATGGATTTTTTGTTTTATAATCAAAATATATTCCGTTTTTCTTGTAAGGGAATAGGTCTACACCAAATCGTGTTCCAATAGGATTAGACAAATTGTCATTAAATACTTGAGACGCCAACTGCAGTTTATTTAGAAGTATTGGTTTGGTTAAAATGCCACGACTATTAAATTCAAGAGTATAGACTATCGCAAGATCATTAAAATCTTTTGTTTTAATAGGATAGATTAATGTGTTGTTTAATACTTCAAACCTTGTTGTTTCCCAATCTTGATAATCTTTTATGTCAATAACCTTATGCTGATTTAATGGTTGTTCATTTGCAAAAGGTGTTGAAACATTCGCTCCTTCAGAAATATATTGAAAGGTAACATAACTTTTTATTTGTGCTCCAGTTGTATCGTAATAATATCCAGAATTTCCAGATTCTTCTGTTAAAGTTGTGGTAGTTGGATATCCCAAATTAAACTGTAAAAAATCTAAATCATAGTATTCTTCATTATTTTTATTTTTGACAAACTGCCCAAAATAAGAGAGTGGTAAGTAATCTTGCCAGTATCCAGCAACACCTATATCTATAAAATATTTTTGATATGCTTCGGAAGGCAAAAGCGTATAACTTGCTGTATGAGAAATTAGTGGTGAGCCATGGTTTAAAATGGTAATTCCATCTTCATTAAAATTGTTTGATATTTTAGAAAAATTTGTTGTACTGCAAATACCAACAGAATAAATTCTTCCAGTAAAAGAATATTCTCCAGAGTTATCTCCACCTATGTACATCTTTAAAGAATTTTGATTTCCAAAAAATGAACTTACACTTCCACCAAAATTATCAGAGATACTTCTTAAATTAAACCCTGCTGCAAAAATGCTGTTTGCTGTTATTGGGTCTGACGTAAAAAGTAGTTCAG